ATGAGATTGAAACATTGAATGAGGGTTTGAGTGACACAGTTAAGGCAATCGCAGAAGAATTGGAAGTAAAGCCCAGTGTATTAAAGAAGGCTATCCGTATTGCACACAAGGCTAGTCTAATACAAGCCAATCAAGAACACGATGATTTGAATACTATTCTAGAGGCAGTTGGCAAGACTCTATGAGTTATATTGATGCTATCCATGACCGTGATAGTGACCGCATCTATGTAGTAGAACGAACTCCTGAAGGTAAACGAACCTACAAGGAATATCCTTGCAATTATACTTTTTATTTCAGCGATTTAAAAGGCAAATATCATAGCATCTTCGGAGATAAGGTAACTAAATTCAGTTCACGCAAGCGTAGTGAATTTGAAAAGGAACGCAGGATTCACGCAAACAAGAAATTGTTTGAAAGTGATATCAACGTTGTGTTCCGTTGTCTAAGCGAAAATTATCTTGGGGTAGAAAGTCCCAAGCTACATACATGCTTCTTTGACATTGAGGTTGACTTTGATCCTGAAAAGGGTTTTAGTCCCACAAGTGATCCCTTCAATCCTGTAACTGCAATCAGTCTATACCTAGATTGGCTAGACCAACTAGTTACCCTTGTCATCCCTCCTCGCGGCATGACAGATGAAACTGCACACGATTTAGTTAAAGATATGCCCAACACACTTCTGTTCCGTAGTGAAATAGAAATGTTTGAAACATTCTTTCAACTGATTGAGGATGCTGATATTCTTACTGGTTGGAACTCAGAAGGCTATGATATACCCTACATGGTTAACCGTGTAACAAGGGTTATGAGCAAGGATGACACACGCAAGTTTTGTTTGCTTGGTCAACTTCCCAAGCCAAGAACCTATGAGCGTTTCGGTAAAGAAGAAACAACATATGATCTAGTTGGTCGTGTTCATATGGACTATTTGCAGTTGTATAAGAAGTACAACTATGAAAGTCGGCATAGTTATAAATTGGACTTCATTGGTGAAATGGAAGTCGGTGAAAACAAAACACAGTACGAAGGTACATTGGATCAATTGTATAACAAGGACTTTAAAAGGTTCGTAGAATACAATCGCCAAGATACAATGTTGCTTGTTAAGATTCATAATAAACTTAAGTTTTTAGATTTAGCTAATGCACTAGCACATGAAAATACTGTGCTATTGCCAACTGTCATGGGGTCTGTTGCAATGATTGAAATGGCAATCATGAACGAGGCTCATGAACGTGGTATGGTAGTACCCGATAAACGACGAAAGGAAAATCATACAGATGAACAACAAGCGGCAGGTGCCTATGTTGCTACGCCCAAAAGAGGCATCCACGAATGGGTCGGTGCAGTTGACATTAACTCGCTCTATCCCTCGGCTATTCGCGCCCTTAACATGGCCCCCGAAACAATCGTTGGACAAGTCAGACAAACACTTACTGACCAGTACATGCGAGATAAAGGCAGAAGGCTAGCCAGTGAAAAGAAACGTGCCAAGGACGATGATGAAGAAGTAACTGGCGCGATACTCTGGGAAGGTTTATTTGGTTCATTAGAATATGAAGCAATCATGCGCCAAGAGCGTGGTACTATGCTTACACTTGACTATGAAAATGGTGATAGCGTAGAAATGAGTGCTGCTGAGATATGGAAATTAATCTTTGATAGTCACAATCCATTTATTCTTAGTGCTAATGGAACAATCTTTAGGTATGATACTGAAGGTGTAATTCCAGGTCTGTTATCACGCTGGTATACAGAACGGAAGTCAATTCAAAAGCAAGCTAAGGAAGCATACGGCACTGATATGTATGAATATTACGACAAACGACAGCTTGTCCGTAAAATTTTGCTTAACTCTGCGTATGGCGCACTTTTGAATGAGCATTGCCGATTCTATGATAAACGCATTGGTCAATCAGTAACATTGAGTGGTCGTCAGATTGTTAAACACATGATGAGCCAGATCAATGAAATTGTAGAAGGCGAATACAATCATAATGGTCCCGCAATTGTATACGGGGATACTGACTCATGCTACTTTAGTGCTTATCCTATTCTTAAAACACAAATAGATAATAATGAATTAGAATGGAACAAGGATGTTTGTATAGGTTTATACGATAGTATTGCTGAACAAACAAATGACACATTCCCCGCATTCATGGAACGTGCATTTCACGCGCCTCGCAAGAACGGTGAAATCATCAAGGCTGGTCGTGAATTAATTGGTGACCGTACTATCTTTATTACTAAGAAGCGTTATGCAATCAATATCTTTGATAAAGAAGGTAAGCGCAAAGATAAAGATGGCAAACTGGGTGATATCAAGGCTATGGGTCTTGATTTGAAACGGGCTGATACTCCTAAGTATGTTCAAGAATTCTTAATGAATATATTGAGCATGGTCATTCAACAAGGTAAGGGTCGTGACGAAGTAATTGAAGCTATCAAAGGTTTCAAACGGATCTTATCTGCACAGGATAGTTGGACAAAGGGTAGTCCTAAGTCTGTAAACAAACTTACATATTACGAAGAACTAGAAAAGAAAAGCCCAACAGGTCGTGCTAATATGCCCGGACATGTCAGAGGAGCACTAAACTACAACTATCTACGCCGTGTCAACAGTGACAACTATAGTATGAAGATTGTTGACGGAATGAAGGTTATTGTTTGTAAACTTAAACCCAATCCATTGAACTTTACAAGTATTGCTTATCCAACTGACGAACTTAGATTGCCTCAATGGTTCTGTGAGTTGCCGTTTGATGATAGTGAAATGGAACGCACACTAGTTGACGAAAAGATTGAAAACTTGCTAGGTGTGTTAGGTTGGGATTTGCGTAGCAACACAGATACAAATTCAACATTTGATGATTTGTTTAGTTTCGGTTAAATTGAAATTGACATTCGCAAAAAAATCCATTATTATACACAGTATAAATGCCTAAATATTTAAAAGGAAAAACATGAAAGATTATTTACAAGATTTGATTCAACATACACATGGACTAGGAGTTATTGAGCTGGTCAAGGTTGTGGGTACTGACAAAGAAACACAAATTGTTAGTATCGCAGAAGATAAGAGTGTTATCGTAATGGGTACATTCAAGCAACCAGTTAGTGACTTTATCGGCACATTTGGTATGCCTAATCTTAGCAAGCTCAAAACTATTCTTGGTTTTGATGAGTATGATGAACAAGCCACTGTTAATGTTACACGCGGAACTAAAGATGATCCAATGGTTCCCACTAACATTCACTTTCAAACTAAAAACAATGACTTCGTAAACGATTACCGTTTGATGAGCAAGTCCATTGTTGAAGAAAAAATCAAGACTCCAGTATTCAAGGGTGCTAATTGGAACGTTGAATTTGAACCTAGCATTGCAGGTATCTTGCGTTTGAAGAAACAAGCAAGTGCTAACAGTGAAGAACAACACTTTACTATGACCACACTTAATGGTGATCTAAAGATTAACTTCGGTGATCCTTCAACTCACAGTGGTAACTTTGTGTTTCACAGTGGTGTAACTGGTACACTAAGTAAGGCTTGGAACTGGCCTGTAAAGGTCTTCCAATCTATTATGGACTTGCCCGGTGATAAGACTGTTAAGGTTAGTGATCAGGGTGCTACAGAGATTACTGTTGATAGTGGTCTTGCAACATACAAGTATCTACTTCCTGCGCAAGCAAAATGATTAAGAACATTACAGGCGGTGGAAAATATCTGACTGTTACCGGCGGCTCGGGCTCTACTTATGTGAATAACTACAGTGGATCTCAAGGTGTTGGTAACATGCGGTTTAATACTTCAACACAAAATATTGAAATATACGATGGAGCTAATTGGATTCAAATGGCTTCTGGATATTCTACTGTTTCAATGACGCCCGAAGCTGAATCGTTACTTGATTGGGCAAGGCAAAAACGCCAAGAAGAAATGGAACTAAATGAGTTAGCAAAAACTAACCCAACCATTGCTGATCTTCAAAAACAAATTAAAGAAAAAAAAGAACAAATTGATATTGTAAGGAAACTTACATCAATGGAAATTAAAATCGGATGATGGAACAAGATAATCTTTCTAGTAAACACAATCCAGAGTGGGCATTATTCTTGCCCGCTGTTAGTAGTTTTTACATCAGTGGATTAGGTAAGCAACGCAAAGGTGAGGAATATTTTGAGAAGTCAAGGATTCCTGCTGGTTTTAATAATGATGTTGAATGTTTGAATTTCTTAAACAGTCAACAAGGTCTTTACTATTATAAGTGGGGATTGTACAGTGCTGGTCATGCTAACTTAGATATCACTAAAGATGACCCAAATGAAAGCATTATCCGTGAGCGTGAACCGGGCACATTCATGCTCGGTGACTCAGGTGGATTTCAGATTCTAAAATGCCAGTGGCCTGCTGATTGGAAGGATCCTAACTGTCCTCGTGCCATGAAAAAGCGCAAGGAAGTTTTGACATGGATGGATACATACATGGATTATGGTATGTGTCTTGATATTCCTTCACAGTCACTAACTACTTTTCATATCAAAGATCCCAAAACTGGTAAATCAGCACATGGTATCAGCACAATTGAAGAAGCGATTGCTGCTACACATATCAACAACGAATATTTTATTCAAAACCGTTCGGGCAAATGTAAGTTCTTAAATGTATTGCAAGGTCGCAATCATACTCAAAGTGATGATTGGTATCTTGAAATGAAAAAATATTGTGACCCAAATATCTATCCAGACAATCATTTTAATGGTTGGGCATTCGGTGGTCAGAATAAAATTGATGTACATTTAATGTTGCGTAGATTAGTTGATATTATCTATGATGGATTATTGATTCCGGGCAAACATGATTTAATTCATTGCCTAGGTGTTAGTATCATGGAATATGCGGTATTGTTTAGTGATATTAAAAAGGCAATACGCAAATATCACAATCCTAATTTGGAAATTACTTTTGACTGCGCTAGCCCATTTTATGGTGCAGCTAAGGGCCTTGCTTATTTCAATAATAGTTTTGAGCATGGTAAAAAATGGTCATACAGTATGGAAAAAACCGCAGAAAATAAAAACTTTGCTAATGATACTCGCAAATTTAGCACTGCTGTTTTGGCTGAAGGTATCCATGATACATTTACAGATAGTCCAGTAACTGATAAACTCTTACTTAAAGATTTATGCTATCGTGGTGTTGGCTTTTTGGGTCAACACGGTAAAGAAACTAAAACTAGTTGGGATACATTAAGTTATACATTGGTTCAAAGTCACAATGTTTGGATGCATATCAATGGTGTTCAAGAAGCTAACCGTAGATATGAACAGGGAGTTATACCAAAAATGTTGATGAATGAAACATTTGATCGTATACTGTACAAAGATGTGATTGAAGAAATCTTTAGTAAGAAAACAAAGGCTGAAAGTTTAGAAGTTATTGAGCGACATAGCAAACTATGGACGCAAATGCAAAGTGGTAGTCAGGGTATTAGTGGTAAAAAGACTGTTAACGCTATGACTATGTTTGATCAACTGTTTAGTTTTGAAAATTCAGAACCCGAAATTGATGAAGAAATCATTGATAGTGATGATGCAATGACAGAGGCGTTAGGAGAATAGTATGGACTATAGTAATCAAATTAGAATTTTAGAAAATCAATTAAAGCACTTGGAAAGTGCCGAAAATAAAGACAAAGAAAAAATTGATAAAGTTTTAAACGAATTACGGCTTTTGCGCAAAGCCCAATACGAAGAAAATCAGCGTATAGGCTACGGTGACGAATAATGGACGACACTACAAGTTTTAATCTGGATCATGACATTCAGCCTGCAACAATCTTGTTTCACTCTAATGAGTCTGAAATGTTGCGTGTAGCAAAAGATGGCTTTTATGTGCGCGGAATTAAAATTGAACAAGATGCAACAGAAGCAGAAAAAGTTTACAACGCCTTCCATCAATGGTTGATGTGGGCAACACTTAATCGGAGTTATGAATGAATCAACACGAACAAGCATTGGCTGAAAAGCGTGAAAGAATTCGCGACCGAGCACGCCGAATGATCTGGGTGACCTTTCGTAAAGAAGGTATTCATAAGTACCCGGCTGCTGCAACCGACTCAAATCTTGCCACTGGTGATGAATATGATGTAAGTTTCTTGGGAACTCCCCATCGTCATATTTTTCATTTCAACGTAGGCATTCAAGTATTTCACAACGATAGGGATATTGAGTTTATCCAATTCAAGCGTTGGCTAGAAAAGCTCTACCAAGGCACATTGGAATTGAATTTCAAGAGTTGTGAAATGATTAGCGATGACCTTTATGAAGTTATTGCTACTCGTTATCCCGGGCGTGACATTGAGATTACCGTATCCGAAGACGGTGAGAACGGTGCCACAATTTCTTATAAAACACATCAACCTTATCAACAACTAGCCATCTAAAGGAGATATAAATGGCAAAAATCGTTATTCAACCCAATCCTCGTGTCAATCAGATTTTTGAGGACCTAGAAAAGTATCTTAATTTCTGTGTTCAGTTTGGGTACAAATATGACGAATCTGACCTATACAGTAACAAGAGTTATGTATTCCGTCAGTATACAAAATTTATTACTGGAAAGCCTGTCAAGGACAACTGGGAAATAGATGGAAAAGCTGAATTGGTTTAAAAGCATATAAATAGAATGGCAGGCAACTGCCATTCTTTACATAAAATATATGCCATACAATATAAATCAAATTGAGCTAGATAAGAATGAAACAATAACAGGAAGCATTACTGATTCTAATATACATTATTTTGTATTAGAGGGAAAATGCAATATGACTACAGTATATAATAATGATAAAATGAATGTTACTGTAGATGCATTCAAAACATATGATATTAAATCTAATGTTTGGGTTGAGATATCAAATCCATATGATGCAGTATGCAAATTGTTAAAAATTAACTTTTTCTAATCAATATGAGAAAACTATTTTACATGGGGCTAGAGCCCTATAAAGCGCGTTATACCCTTCAGTTAACTGATTGGAATGAACGTGTTTTCAAACGAAGAAAAATCAAATACGAAATTGTATCCGGCGAAACACTAACCAGTGATCAGGCAATCGTTACTGGTCAGGTATTGGATGCTCATGGTCGTAGCTACTACTCCATGAGTCAAATGATGAACCTTGTCAAATTGATGAAAGAGGGAAAAGTAACAAATGAAGATGTTATCTACTTTGAAGACATGTTCCAGCCCGGTATGGAAAGTTTACCTTACATACTGGATCAAGTCCCTAGTAATCTACGTCCCCGCATTTATGTTAGGTGTCTTGCTCAGTCCATTGATCCTGACGATTTCGTACATGTATGGGGTATGGCGAAATGGATGGGCCTCTACGAACAAATGGTTAATGAGTTTGTGGACGGAGTCCTCGCAACAAACGAAGAAATGGTTGCTCATATGCGTATTGCTGGATGGACTAGTCCTATATACAATATTTCAGGGCTAGCATTCGGTAAAGAAGAAGTTGAAGAACGTGTTGAAGGTAAAATTAAACCATTCAACAAGCGCAGAATGCGTGTTGTATTTGCCGCGCGTTGGGATCAGGAAAAGCAGCCCGATTTCTTTATGGATCTAATTGAAGAATATAATCGTAGGCATCCTAACGAAGTTGAATTTGTTTTGTGTAGCGGCGGCAAGTTGCGTAGCAATAATGATAGTTATATGAAACGCACCCGTAAATTAGAAGAAGAAAACAAACTGTCAATTTATGAGGATCTAGATAAGAATACTTACTATAATATTCTTAATGATAGTAGGGTTTTGTTTAATTGTGCTTTACAAGATTGGGTATCAAACACAGTATCTGAGGCCGATACTCTTGGTTGTAATGTATTGTATCCTGCTTATCGCAGTTTCCCAGAAACTTTTGCTAATGATCATGAACGCCTCTATGTTCCATGGTCAATAGAAGATGCTATAAACAAGTTAGAAATTCTACTAAAGAAACCACATGTCAATATGGGTAAAATTAGTAACTATAATGACGGTACTATTGATAGAATTTGTGATGTCCTTCAGGGTAAGGGTGAGAAATATTTGCGCATGTCTACGGATTATCGTAAACACACTAGAGAATCTAAGTTCTAATAATTTTTAGGTATAAATAATATCGTAGGATGCCTTACAGGTCCTACGATATTCTTGCTTTTTTAAAGGAGATAAAATATGAGCAAAGTAATAGGTATTGACCTCGGTACAACCAATTCGTGCGTTGCAGTTGTAGAAAACGGTTCTACAAAAGTTATTGAAAACAGTGAAGGCGCACGTACAACCCCATCAATCATTGCATACACTAACGATGAAATCTTAGTTGGTGCAAGTGCAAAACGACAAGCAGTAACAAATCCCAAAAATACTATCTATGCAGCCAAGCGTTTGATTGGTCGTAAGTTTAAAGAAAACGCAGTTCAAAAAGATATTGACCTCATGCCATATGAAATCTATGAGGCAACTAATGGTGACGCATGGGTCCGTGTTTCAGGTAAAGAAATTGCACCTCCGCAAATTTCAGCCGAAGTTTTGCGCAAGATGAAAAAGACCGCAGAAGATTATCTCGGTCACGAAGTCACTCAAGCAGTTATTACTGTCCCTGCATATTTCAACGACAGCCAGCGTCAAGCAACTAAGGATGCCGGACGCATTGCTGGTCTAGAAGTATTGCGTATCATCAATGAACCAACAGCGGCTGCACTGGCATATGGTGTAGATAAAGCTGATAAGAAAGACCGTAAGGTTGCTGTCTATGACTTGGGCGGTGGTACCTTTGACGTTTCTATTATTGAGATTGCAAACATTGATGGTGAGAAACAGATTGAAGTTCTGTCCACTAACGGTGATACATTTTTAGGTGGTGAAGACTTTGACCAACGCATCATGGACTATCTTGTTTCTGAATTTAAAAAGGAACAAGGTGTTGATCTAACTAAGGATGTATTAGCACTACAGCGTTTGAAAGAAGCTGCTGAAAAGGCCAAGATTGAATTGTCCAGCAGTAGCCAAACTGATGTTAATCTTCCATACATTACTGCTGATGCAAGTGGTCCCAAGCACATGAACATCAAGCTCACCCGTGCTAAGTTAGAAAGTTTGGTTGAAGAATTAATCAAGCGTTCTATTGAACCATGCAAGATTGCGATGAAGGATGCAAATGTAACAGCAAGTGACATTGATGAAGTCATTCTTGTTGGCGGTATGACTCGCATGCCTAAGGTTCAAGAAGAAGTTGAAAAATTGTTTGCTAAGGCACCTCGCAAGGATGTTAATCCTGATGAAGCAGTTGCCGCTGGTGCAGCTATTCAAGGTAGTGTTTTAGCAGGTGACCGTAAGGATGTTCTATTGCTTGATGTTACACCTCTAAGTCTCGGTATTGAAACTATGGGTGGTGTCATGACTAAGCTTATCAAAAAGAACACTACTATTCCTACCAAGCATAGTCAAGTGTTTAGTACTGCGGATGATAATCAACCTGCTGTTACTGTCAAAGTCTATCAAGGTGAAAGAGAATTTGTACAACACAATAAATTGTTAGGTGAATTTAATCTTGAAGGAATTCCCCCAGCCAAGCGTGGAGTACCTCAAATTGAAGTAACACTTGATATTGATGCTAACGGTATCATGCATGTTAGTGCAAAAGATCAAGGCACAGGTAAAGAAAACAAGATTACAATCAAGTCTAATTCTGGATTAACTGAAGCTGAAATTGATAAGATGGTTCGTGAAGCTGAAGAAAATGCAGAAGCTGATAAGAAGAAACTTGAACTGATTCAAGCAAAGAACAGTGGTGAAGGTGCTTTAAATAACTTCCGTAGTGATTACAATGAATTTAAAGATCAGGTAACAGAGGAAGAAAGTAATAAAGCAAAGGAAGCACTTGACAATTTAGAGCAAGCACTTAAGGGTGAAGATGCTGAGGAAATCAATAAAAAGGTTACCGAACTGTATCAAGCAATTGGTCCCATTACTAGTAAAAAGTATGAAGCAGAACAAGCTAAACAAAAAACGGAACCAAATGTAGTAGACGCAGAAACTACAGAAGTCAAGTAAAAGGAAAACGGGATTTATTCCCGTTTTCTTTTGTTTTATAGTTGTTTTGTTGTATAGTTAGTTTTTATTAGAGGCAATTGTTAATGCGTATTGAAGATGATATTAAGCTAGATTTCAAGGATGTATTGATTCGTCCTAAGCGTAGTACTCTAGCAAGCCGTAAAGAAGTTGATTTAACTCGCACATACCAGTTTAAGCATAGTGGGTGGGAATGGACTGGAGTCCCTGTCATGGCAGCTAACATGGATGGTGTAGGAACTCCTTCTATGGCTGTAGCACTTTACGAACATAGGATGTTTACTTGTCTAGTAAAGTCACTAGGTCGTGATGAATTTCCTAAATTAACTGATAATATCGGTGGCAATTATTTTGCCGTAAGCACTGGAACTAGCGAAAAAGACTTAAATAGATTAGTAGCCATACTAGAAGATAATCCTGCAATACATTTTATTTGTATTGATATTGCAAATGGGTATAGCGAACATTTTGGTGATTTTGTAGCTGATGTTCGTAGATTGTATCCCAAGCATACTATCATAGCAGGCAATGTAGTAACGGCTGACATGACACAGGAGTTAATTCTACGTGGAGCCGATATTGTTAAAGTGGGCATTGGCCCTGGGAGTGTTTGTACTACTCGTATTCAAACTGGCGTTGGCTATCCACAACTTTCAGCAATCATTGAATGCGCGGACGCTGCTCATGGTCTTGGTGGACACATTATTGCTGACGGCGGTTGTACTTGTCCTGGGGATGTCGCTAAAGCCTTCGGAGCTGGCGCTGATTTTGTAATGCTGGGTGGCATGTTATCTGGACATGATGAAGGCGAAGGCGAAGTAATTAGTGAAGATGGTAAGAATCCTCGTGTAGTGTTTTATGGCATGAGTAGTGATACTGCTATGGACAAGCATCACGGAGGTGTCGCTAATTATCGCAGTAGTGAGGGTCGCACAGTTGAAGTTAAATATCGCGGTGCAGTAAAAAATACTGTACTAGATTTACTCGGAGGTTTGCGTAGCACTTGCACATATGTTGGAGCACCAACTCTTAAACAACTTAGTAAGTGCACCACATTCATCCGTGTTAACCGTCAGATTAATGATGTATTTTTAAAGTGAGGAGATAATGGCAACAAAAAAGAAAACCACTGCTGATTCAACACCAGCCAGTGTTATAAAGGAAAAGAAAACAAAAAATAGCGAAGCATGGCCCAAAGTAGTTAAGGGCACACATCTTACAGTAACTACATACGAAGATGGTACTACTAAATTAGAATGGGATGATGAAGCATTGCTTAGTGAAGTTAGAAATGCTATACTAAAACATGAGTCAACTATTCCTGTCACAGCAGTAAAAAAGACAAAAAAGAAAACAGTAAAGGAAACAAAATGAACGCACACAATGATATTAATACACACTTAGAAGCATACTTAGCCGAACATGAAAAGTTTGAAAAAGGTAATAATGCTGCAGGCACCCGTGCCCGTAAAGCATTGGCAGAACTAGCGAAGGCTGTCAAGGCTCGCCGTAATGACATTACCGAAACAAAAAACGCCCGCAAAGAAGCTAAGGCATAAATAAATGTGCTACACAACGGTAGCACATTTTCCAATTTCATATCCGCGTAAGGAAGGATTCTATGAGTTACAATAAAACAAAAACAGACCCTGAGCTTGGTTTAAAAGTTCACGAACATCTAGTTAAAATGGGTGTTGAAACTCCTATGAAGGAAGTTGATCTTGATCGCAAAGCCAAGATTTCAATCATTGAAACTAATTTCAAGCAAATAATGGAATTGCTTGGATTAGATTTGTCTGATGACAGTCTAGCAGAAACACCCAAACGTGTTGCCCGGATGTATGTAAACGAAATCTTTTGGGGGCTTGATTATGAAGCATTCCCCAAGTGTACTACAGTTGATAACAAGATGAAGTACAACGAAATGGTCGTTGAAAGGAACGTCAATGTACAAAGCAATTGTGAGCACCATTTTGTTATCATTGATGGCACCGCTACTGTTGCATATGTGCCTAAGGATAAAGTGCTTGGACTATCTAAAATTAATCGGATTGTAGAATATTTCAGCAAGCGTCCGCAGATTCAAGAACGGTTAACTGAACAGATTTTCCACACACTCCAGTTTATCTTAGATACAGAAGATGTTGCGGTTATGATTGACGCACAGCATTATTGTGTTAAGAGTCGCGGTGTTGAGGATACAGGTAGTTCAACTGTCACTAGCCGTCTCGGTGGAGGTTTCAAAAATGATCCTGCTGCTAGACAAGAGTTTTTAAACATTGCAACTAAGGGTTGCAGATGAAGTGCGATATCTGTAAAAAAGATTATAGCCCTGATTGTGATTTTCAACAAGGACGCTGTCCTCATCATCCACCTATGATTAATATACAACCCAAGGATCCCAGCAAAGGACATTTTTATGTTAGCCTTGTAAAGAGTGCTCTTAGAATTGTCGCCGGTGTTGCACTACTTCAAGGAGGTGGTGTATTTTTTGTAGCAGGATTCTTTTTGATCGGTGCTGAGTTATTGGGAATCTTAGAGGAGTTAGTATAATGGGCTTTAAGAAACCAATGGACTACACTAGCGTACATCATCAAATCTATATGACCGGTGTAGAAGTTAACAGTTCATATAACGATGGTTATACTGCGTTTTACTTAAAACAGGACCTTTATAGAATTAAATGGTTAGTGGATTCAATACTAAAAGATTCTCCCGAATTTGCAGGAGAGGATGAATTCTTAAAAGAACATGAACAAAAGATCATGTGGAGAAGATTGCAAGAATGATCTTCAACAGAATTAAAGAATTAAAAGCTCAAGGCTTACGAATTGGTATAACTTTTAGCCAATTTGATTTACTGCATGCCGGACATGTCGCAATGCTAAGTGAGGCTAAAAATCACTGTGACTATCTTATTTGTGGATTACAAAACAATGCTAGTTGGGATCGTCCTGAAAAGAATGCTCCCATACAAAGTATTGTAGAGCGCCAAATTACATTAAGTGCTTGCCGCTTTGTAGATGAAATAGTTGTCTACAATACGGAAAAAGACTTAGAAGATATCCTCTTGACATTGCCCGTTGATGTGCGTATACTCGGTGTTGAGTACATGGAGAAAGATTTTACTGGTCGTGCCATTTGCGAGAAACGTGGAATACAATTAGTATTCAACGGTCGTGATCATAGTTTTAGTTCAAGTAGTTTGCGTAAACGAGTTGCTGAGACAGAACTAAATAAAAATGGTAAATAAGTATAGCGGTCTCAGCATCGTCCCGCTTTAAAAATTCCGCTGCCTATGCTAAAATTAACATAGGAGAAAATATGCATAATCCAATTACATACAAATATACAAGTACTAAAGAATACCATGACGCATTTCCCTGTGCGTATCGTCAATGGCGTGCTGACAGTCATTGCAATATGATACATGGATATAGTTTTAGTATGAAATTTTATTTTGGTACTAATAATCTTGATGTTCGCAATTGGGCTGCTGATTACGGTGGATTGAAAGAACTTAAGAAAATTCTAGAAGATCAGTTTGACCATACATTGCTTGTAGCGCAAGATGATCCAGAACTTGAAACATTTAAAATGTTGCAAGAAAAAAAGATGGCTAAACTAACTATACTTCCACGCTTAGGCTGTGAAGGTCTAGCCGACATGCTTTACAAGTATGTTAATGGTGTCTACATTCCTGACATGTGGGGACCGGGAGAAAGCGAACGCCTATGGTGCTACCGTGTAGAAGTTAGAGAGACACAAGCAAACATGGCCTTTCGTGAAGGTCACCGTGAATGGAACGAGGACTTATTCAATTAAATGGCACACTTAGTCGCAAACATACCACCAGTACATTGTTTTGTACGCAGAGAATTCTTATATGACTTTACAAAAGGTCATGATGAGTATGAACCTTGTATTTGGGTGAGTATCAAAAGTTTACGCAGCCAGGCTTTTCGTATAGAGGCTTATCTAC